CCATCTTTCTTAGTGTGTAGCATTGCTTCTTGTATCTGATCAATTAGTTCTTGAGTTAGTTTCATTTCTTTTTCTTTGGTTGTTTAGCACCAGGAGGTTTCCATAGTTTAGGATTGATTCTTCCCTCACTCTGTTTCCATCCAACAAAATCTTGACGATAGTTATCGTAGTAATGATCAAACAGATCCACTGCCTTTTGAGCGATTGCTAAATCGAATCTAGTCTTTGTGTCTAATTTATATTCAACCAGATAGGCAGTGTATGGAAGAGATCTATCTTGTGCATCTTTTGGATCACAGTTCTCTTTTAGGATAGTAACTTTATCACTCAAGATCTGTTGCCCCATTGTATCTGTGGGAACGCTTCCTCCACACACGCTCTAGTGATCTTCCAACGCTTACCTAGTTTCTTATCCTTAGCAAGGCATAGAACTTCTGCTTCGCCTGCTGTGAGACCTTCTAGAAGTCGTATAAACATAGACTCACGTTTAGTTTGATTGATACTTGATCCACCTTTAAAGAAGTGATACAAGATTCTAGATTCTTTTTCCAAGACAGTATGTTCTGTCCCCTCTGGTGCTTCGTTCGGTTGATATGGAACAGCACCCTCTGGTAGGAGAGATATAATAGACTCATCAAAGTTAACAATCAAAACAGATCTAAGTGCCTGTGTGTTGAACTGTTGTAGAAGTTTAATCTTCTCCTTTTTTGTTTTCGCATTTGATACTTTTTGAAGTACCTCATTAATCAATAGTTTCATCTAAGTCGTCCTCATCGACAAATTTAACTGAGTATAATTCTTCATTTATATATTGACCTGTCTGGTCATACATTTCTGGGTGCATGGAGACTGATTCTTCTTCATTATAGAAGTAGTCGTGCATGAAGTCCTTTGCGGTCCACCCTGCTACAATCCCAACACATAAAAATAAAAATGATGATGTTGCTGAGAAAAATAGGACATATGTCGCTTCCATGATTCAACTCCTTAGTTGTCTGTAATTTTCTCCCAACTAAGATTCAGTTTAATTCTAAACTTTCGCCTGAGAAGAGAGAATGATAAGTCTGTCCCTATCTGTGTTAAAACAGGGGACTCTGGCTCTTTCGCTTGCCTCCTTCTAAGCATAAGCTCTGTGCCTTTATTTATAGCGTCTTTACCCATTTGGAGTAGTAGATACCATTTTTTTCTTGACCAGATACTTTGCTGTTTCCACCAGTCCACCAATAGGTTTTCCATCAATGATTACATGTGGATAACCACCTGCTTCGGGAAATTTCTTAATGAAATCTTCCTTAGTAATGTCTTCACCGACATCGACATATGTAATTCGTTCTTGTGGAATATTAGAACGTTCTAGTAATTCATGTAGGTGTAAACAATGCACACATCCTTTTAAAGTATATGCTGTTACATTAAACTCTCTAATGAATCCAGTTTTATCCATGATCAAAATCCTTTAGGTTTATTTGTTGTTTTCTTGATGTCTATGACCTCCACGTTTTTTAATACGTTAGGAAGACTCTGGAACCAATGTGCATTCATCTGATCCCATGTATCAAATTCAACTGAATCACCCGTCGTATAATTTATACGATAGCGATGCCGATCATAAGGTATATCACTTGTTTGTGCAAACCATTGTGGATCGTTTTTTGAAATGAGTTTAGTCATGATACCATCTTAGCACATATACTTAGTAAGTCAAGAAAGAAAAAGGGACGGTTAGGTCCCTTAAACAACACATAATTATGTTAGGACTGGTCCTAACGTGATACCTATTGCAACAAAGAATATAAATTCAAAGATGGATAGGTATCCACCATACTTTACTAGAAATTGAGTCATTTTTGCTTGTGCTCCTCAGCATATGTTTACAGTGCGTTACCTCGAGGTAATACTTCCTCAGGGAATACGAAGTTTTCATGTGGTTGATCTACAGAGGACATCCATGCTCTCATACCCTCGTTAAGAAGAATGTTCTTAGTGTAGAAGGTTTCAAACTCTGGGTCTTCTGCTGCTCTTATCTCTTGAGATACAAAGTC